ATGGCGCTGCCCTATCTGTTCGAGTTCTGGGCGCTGGAGCATCAGCTGCCCCCCGAGGGGGATTGGCGGACCTGGGTGATCATGGGCGGGCGCGGCGCGGGCAAGACCCGCGCCGGGGCCGAATGGGTGCGCGCGCAGGTGGAAGGCGCCAGGCCGCTGGACGCGGGCCGCTGCGAGCGGCTGGCGCTGGTGGGCGAGACCTTCGACCAGGTGCGCGAGGTGATGATCTTCGGCGAGAGCGGGATCATGGCCTGCTCGCCCCCCGACCGGCGGCCCGAATGGCAGGCCACGCGCAAGCGGCTGATCTGGCCGAACGGGGCGACGGCGCAGGCGTTCTCGGCGCAGGATCCCGAGGCGCTGCGCGGGCCGCAGTTCGATGGCGCCTGGGTGGACGAACTGGCCAAGTGGAAACGCGCGCGAGAGACCTGGGACATGCTGCAGTTCGGCCTGCGCCTGGGCGAGGATCCGCGCGTCTGCGTGACAACCACGCCGCGCAACGTCGGCGTTCTGACCGATTTGCTGGCGCAGGACAGCACGGTGCTGACCCAGGCCGCGACCGAGGCCAACAGCGCCTACCTGGCGCAGTCCTTCCTGGACGAGGTGCGCGCGCGCTACGCGGGGACGCGGCTGGGCCGGCAGGAACTGGACGGGCTGTTGCTGGAAGAGGCGGAGGGCGCGCTCTGGACCTCTGCCGGACTGGAGGCGGCCCGGCTGCCGGCGGCGCCGGAGCTGGACCGCGTGCTGGTGGCGGTGGACCCGCCGGTGACCGGCAGCGCGGACGCGGACGAATGCGGGATCGTGGTGGCCGGCGCGGTCACGCAGGGCAACGTGCAGGACTGGCGCGCCTATGTCCTGGCCGATTTCAGCGTTGCGGCGGCCTCGCCCGCGGGCTGGGCAAGGGCTGCGATCCGGGCGATGGAGCTTTACGGGGCCGAGCGCCTGGTGGCGGAGGTCAACCAGGGCGGGGACCTGGTGGCACAGGTGATCCGCCAGGTCGATCCGCTGGTGCCGGTCAAGACGGTGCATGCCAGCCGTGGCAAGGCGGCCCGGGCCGAGCCGGTGGCCGCGCTCTACGAGCAGGGGCGGGTGCATCACCTGCCCGATCTGGGCGCCCTGGAGGACCAGATGTGTGCCATGACCGCGCAGGGCTACGAGGGGCGGGGCAGCCCCGACCGGCTGGACGCGCTGGTCTGGGCGCTTCACGAGTTGATGATCGCGCCGGCGGCCGGCTGGCGGCGGCCGCAGGTGCGCGCGGTCTGATATACCTTTCGTAAATCTTTTGCGGTCTGATGCCTCTCGACGCGGGGCGGCACCCCCGTGCGAGGCAGACCCAAGGAGGCACCCGGAAATGATCTTGGATTTCTTCCGACAGGGAGCGGCGGCGCCGGAACCCCCCGAGCAGAAGGCCAGCGCCACAGGGCCGGTGATGGCCTGGCCGGGGGCGGGGCGCGTGGCCTGGAGCCCGCGGGACGCGGTGAGCCTGACGCGCACGGGGTTCACGGGCAATCCGGTCGGTTTTCGCTGCGTCAAGATGGTGGCAGAGGCCGCCGCCTCGCTGCCGCTGGTCCTGCAGGACGCCGAGCGGCGCTATGCCGCCCACCCGGTCCTGGAGCTGGTCGCACGGCCCAACCCCGCGCAGGGCCGCGCCGAGATGTTCGAGGCGCTTTATGGCCAGCTTCTGCTGACGGGCAACGCCTATCTGGAGGCGGTGGGCGGCGGCGGGGCGCTGCCGCTGGAACTGCACGTGCTGCGCTCGGACCGGATGAGCGTGGTGCCGGGGCGCGACGGCTGGCCGGTGGCCTTCGAATACGCGGTGGGCGGGCGCAAGCACCGTTTCGACGTGAGCGAGGGGCATCCGGCCATCTGCCACCTCAAGAGCTTCCATCCGCAGGACGACCATTACGGCCTGGCCCCCTTGCAGGCGGCGGCGCAGGCGGCGGACGTGCACAACGCGGCCTCGCGCTGGTCCAAGGCGCTGCTGGACAATGCCGCGCGGCCCTCGGGCGCGATCGTCTACCAGGGCGGCGAGGGCCAGGGCACGCTGAGCGGCGACCAGTACGACCGGCTGGTCAGCGAGATGGAGGCCCATCACCAGGGCGCGCGCAACGCCGGGCGGCCGATGCTGCTGGAAGGCGGGCTGGATTGGAAGCCCATGGGGTTCTCGCCCGCCGACATGGAATTCCAGAAGACCAAGGAGGCGGCGGCGCGCGAGATCGCGCTGGCCTTCGGGGTGCCGCCCATGCTGCTGGGGATACCCGGCGATGCGACCTATTCCAACTACCAGGAGGCCAACCGCGCCTTCTATCGCCTCACGGTGCTGCCGCTGGCGGCGCGGGTGGCCGCGGCGGTGGCGCACTGGCTGTCGGGTTTCGCCGGCGCGGCCCTGGAGCTGAAGCCCGACCTGGACCAGGTGCCGGCGCTGGCGGCCGAGCGCGACGCCCTGTGGAGCCGCGTGGCCCAGGCCGATTTCCTGACCGACGCCGAGAAGCGGCGCCTGCTGGGCCTGCCGACCCCGGAGGCCGGGGAGGCGCCGGATGGCTGAGGATCAGCCGCCGGCGCGCTACGGCTTCGAACCCTTCGACTGCGCGCCGGCCCTGCGGCTGGAGGCGCACGAGCGGGTGGCCAAGCTGCAGAATGAGGCGCTGCAACAGCGGTTGCAGAAGATGGAAGAGGCCCTTGCGGCGCTTGAGCGGCGGTTGTGGCTGGCGGTTTACGGCGTGGTGGCGGCGGTGCTGGCGCAGGTGTTCCACCCGCTTCTGGCGGCGCTGCCGTGAGCGGCCCGCGACGGGGCCGCAGGAGGAGACGAGAAGGATGACGCAGATGCAGACGGAAACGGGGCTCGAGTGCAAGTTCGCGCGCTTCGACAGCGACCTGACGGTGCAGGACGGCACGCAGATCGCCGGCTACGCGAGCCTGTTCGGCCGCCGCGACCAGGGCGGCGACATGGTTGAGAAGGGCGCCTATGCGGCCTCGCTGAAGCGGCTGGCGGCCGAGGGGCGGCAGGTCAAGATGCTCTGGCAGCACGACCCGGCCCAGCCCATCGGCGTCTGGGACGCGGTGTGCGAGGATGCGCGCGGGCTGTACGTCAAGGGCCGGCTGCTGGAAAGCGTCGGCCGTGGCCGCGAGGCGGCGGCGTTGATCGCGGCGGGGGCGATCGACGGGTTGTCGATCGGCTACCGCACCGTGAAGGCGGCGAAGAATGACAAGGGCCGGCGGCTCTTGCAGGAACTGGAGCTGTGGGAGGTGTCGCTGGTGACCTTCCCGATGCTGCCCAGTGCGCGGGTGGCGGCCAAGGGCGACCTTTCGGCCGGGGAGGCCCTGCGCGAAATGGCGGCGGCCTTTGCCGAGGCCCGCCGGGAGATGGCGCGGGACGCGCGCGCCTAGGGACCACCCTCAACAAAGCAGGACAAAGCGATGAGCAAGACCGAGACGCAGGCTCGGGCCGGGGAAGATCTGTCTCCGGTGGCCGAGGTGAAGACCGCCGTGGCGGGCTTCGTGAGCGAGTTCACGGGCTTCCGGTCCGAGATCGAGACCCGACTTCAGCAACAGGAAGACAAGATGACCATGATCGAACGCAAATCCCTGGCGCCCGCGCGCCCGCAACTGGCCGCCAGCGCCGAGACCGAGGCCCCGCACGTGAAGGCCTTCGACGCCTACCTGCGCTCGGGCGACGATGACGGGCTGCGCGGGCTGGAACTGGAAGGCAAGGCCATGAGCACCGCCGTGGCCGGCGATGGCGGCTACCTGGTGGATCCGCAGACCGCCGAGACGATCAAGAGCACCCTGGCCTCCACCGCCTCGATCCGGGCGATCGCCAACGTGGTGCAGGTGGAGGCCACCACCTACGACGTGCTGATCGACCACTCCGACGTGGGCCACGGCTGGGCGACAGAGAGCGGGACCGTCACCGAGACCGATACCCCCGCCATCGACCGCATCACGATTCCGCTGCACGAGCTGAGCGCGCTGCCGAAGGCCTCGCAGCGCCTGCTGGACGACAGCGCCTTCGACATCGAGGGCTGGCTGGCCGGCCGCATCGCCGAGAAGTTCGCCCGCGCCGAAGCCGCGGCCTTCGTCTCGGGGGACGGGGTGGACAAGCCCCGGGGCTTTCTGACCTACAGCACCGCGCCGCAGGGCAGCGAGACCTGGGGCGAGCTGGGGCATGTCGTCACCGGTGCCGACGGTGCCTTCGACGCCGCGGCCCCGGCCGATGCCATCGTCGATCTGGTCTATGCGCTGGGCGCGGCCTACCGCGCCAACGCCGCCTTCGTGATGAACTCCAAGACGGCGGGCGCGGTGCGCAAGCTCAAGGATGGCGACGGGCGCTTCCTGTGGTCCGACGGAATGGCGGCCGGCGAGCCCGCGCGGTTGCTGGGCTATCCCGTGCTGATCGCCGAGGACATGCCCGACATCGCCTCCTGGGCGCCGGCGATCGCCTTCGGCGACTTCGCGGCCGGCTACACCATCGCCGAGCGGCCCGATCTGCGCGTGCTGCGCGATCCCTTCAGCGCCAAGCCGCACGTGCTGTTCTATGCCACCAAGCGCGTGGGCGGCGACGTGAGCGACTTCGCGGCGATCAAGGTGCTGAAATTCGCCGCCTCCTGACGGGGCGAGCGGATGGGGCGGGGGCCGGTGAGCGCCCCCGCCCGGGGCGCGCGCGCAGACAAGCGGCCCGGCTAGGGCGTCGTCCGGCAGCTCCCTCCGAGCGAGCGACGCGGGGGCGCTGCGCGCGCCCGACCCCGCGGCGGAGGGAACCGGGATCTGTGGAGTGGACTGATGATGTTGATCGAAGAGACCGCGGTGCCGCAGGCGGCGTTGCCGCTGGCCGAATTCAAGGCGCATCTGCGGCTGGGCACCGGCTTTGCCGATGCGGACGTGCAGGACCCGGTGTTGGAGAGCTTCCTGCGCGCCGCCATCGCGGCGATCGAGGCGCGGACCGGGAAGATCCTGATCGCGCGTGAATTTTCCTGGACGATCTCGCGCTGGCGCGACCCGGAGGGGCAGCCGCTGCCGGTGGCGCCGGTGACGGCCGTGACGGGGCTGACCCTGCGCGACCGGGCCGACGACGCCGAGGAGATCGCCCCCGCCCATCTCCGGCTGGAGCCGGACGCGCACCGCCCCGTCCTGCGCCCGGCGGGCAGGGTGCTGCCCGTCATCCCCGAGGGCGGGACGGCCGAGATCGCCTTCACCGCCGGGTTCGGCGTGACCTGGGGTGAGCTGCCGGCCGACCTGGCGCAGGCGGTGCTGTTGCTGGCGGCGCATTACCACGAATACCGCAACGAGACGGCGCTGGGCGGTGGCTGCATGCCGTTCGGCGTGACCAGCCTGATCGAACGGTACCGCACGGTGCGGATCCTGGCCGGGGGGCGGGCGTGATGAGCCGGGTCAGGCTGAACCGCGCGCTGGTTCTGGAAGAGCCCGCGCAGGTGCCCGACGGGGCCGGCGGCTTCGTCACGGAGTGGGCGGCGCTGGGCACGCTCTGGGCCGAGAGGCGGGCGCGCACGGGCCGCGACCGCGGGGGCGAGGGCGTGGCGCTGTCGACGACCGGCTATCGCATCCTGGTACGCGCGGCACCCTATGGCGCGCCCTCGCGCCCGCGGGCCGGCCAGCGGTTCCGCGACGGCGCCCGGCTGTTCCACATCGAGGCGGTGGCCGAGCACGACGCCGAGGGGCGCTACCTGACGTGCTTTGCCGAAGAGGAGGTGGCGGTATGAGCTACGCGGCGGCGGCGGCCCTGCAGGAGGCCGTCTATCAAAGGCTGACCGGGGACGCGGCGCTGACGGCGCTGGTGGGCGGCGCGATCTACGACGCCGTGCCCCCCGGCCCCCTGCCGCAGACCTATGTCACGCTTGGCCCCGAGGACGCGCGGGACCGTGCCGACGCCACGGGACAGGGCGCCTGGCACCGGTTCACCGTTTCGGTGGTGACGGCGGCGGCGGGGTTCCGGGGGGCCAAGGCGGCGGCCGTGGCGGTGAGCGACGCGCTGGTGGACGCCGAGCTGCCGCTGGCGCGCGGGCGCCTGGCCGGGCTGCATTTTTACCGCGCGCGGGCCCGGCGGGAGGGGCGCGGCGCCCTGCGCCGGATCGACCTGACCTTCCGCGCGCGCATCGACGACACGCCTTAACCCACACGATTTGCGGAGACAGACAATGGCAGTGCAGAACGGCAAGGACCTTCTGGTCAAGATCGACCTCACCGGCGACGGACAGTTCCAGGCGATCGCGGGCCTGCGGGCGACGCGGGTGAGTTTCAACGCCGAGAGCGTGGATGTGACCAGCCTGGAAAGCCAGGGAGGCTGGCGCGAACTGCTGACGGGCGGCGGCGTCAAGTCGGCCAGCATCAGCGGATCGGGCATCTTTCGCGACGCGGCCAGCGACGCGCGCGCGCGGCAGATCTTCTTCGATGGCGAAGTGCCGGATTTCCAGGTGGTGATCCCCGATTTCGGCATCGTCGAGGGGCCCTTCCAGGTGACGGCCATCGAATACGCCGGCAGCCACGACGGCGAGGCCACCTACGAACTGTCGCTGGCCTCGGCCGGGCAACTGACCTTCACGGCGCTCTGAGCCCATGGCCAATCCTTACGCCGGCGAGGTGGCGCTGGTCATCGACGGGCAGCGCCGCGTCCTCAAGCTGACGCTGGGGGCGCTCGCCGAACTGGAGGCCGAGCTGGAGAGCGGCACGCTGGTGGACCTGGTCGCGCGCTTCGAGGCGGGTCGGTTCGCCACGCGCGACGTGCTGGCCCTGATCGTCGCCGGGCTGCGCGGGGGCGGCTGGCAGGGCCGGGCGGCGGACCTCGTGGTCGCCGAGATCGAGGGCGGGCCCCTGGGCGCGGCGCGCGCGGCGGCGGAGCTTCTGGCGCGGGCCTTCATGGCGCCGGAGGGGTCATGAGCGCGGTGGACTGGCCGGCCCTGATGCGCGCGGGCATCCGCGGCCTGGGCCTGCGCCCGGCGGAGTTCTGGGCGCTGACGCCGGCCGAACTGGAACTGATGCTGGGCAAGCCGGCGGGCGTGGCGCCGCTGACGCGGGCGCGGCTTGACGCGCTGCTGGGCGCCTACCCCGACCGGGAGGGAGGAACGCAGGATGGATGAGATGGAACCGCTGGACGATCTGGACCTCCAGGTATCGGCGCTGGAGGAGAACATGGGCGAGGCGGCGGGGATGGCCGCGGCCTTCAACGGGGAAATGGAGCGGGTGCGCGCGAGCTTCGCCCGGACCGGGCAGGACGTGGCGACGCTGGAGCGCGGCCTCAGCCGCGGCCTCAACCGCGCGATCCGCGGCGCGGTGGTGCATGGCGACAGCCTGTCGGAGGCGCTGGAGAAGCTGGCGACCTCGATGGTCAACGCCGCCTTCAACGCCGCGGTGCGCCCGGTGACGGACCACGTGGGCGGCTTGCTGGCGCAGGGCGCGGGCAGCCTGGTGGAGGGGCTGGTCCCCTTTGCCAAGGGCGCGAGCTTTGCCCAAGGGCGGGTGCAGCCCTTCGCCAGCGGCGGAATCGTGCAGGGGCCGGTGCGCTTTCCCATGCGGGGCGGCGGGACCGGCCTGATGGGCGAAGCGGGCCCCGAGGCGATCATGCCGCTGGCGCGCGGCGCCGACGGCAAGCTGGGTGTCCAGGCCCGCGGCGGGGGCGGCGACGTGAACGTGGTGATGAACGTGACCACCCCGGACGTGGCGGGGTTCCGCCGGTCGCAAAGCCAGATCGCCGCGCAGCTGGGCCGGGTGATCGGCCGCGGCGCGCGCAACCGCTGAACGGAAGGGAGAGCGGAGATGGGATTTCACGAGGTGCGGTTTCCCACCAGCCTGAGCTTCGGCTCGGTGGGCGGGCCGGAGCGGCACACCGACGTGGTGACGCTGGCCAACGGCTTCGAGGAGCGCAACACGCCCTGGCGGCACTCGCGGCGCCGCTACAACGCGGGGGTGGCGATGCGGTCTCTGGACGATATCGAGGTGCTGATCGCCTTTTTCGAGGCGCGGCAGGGGCAGGTGCACGGATTCCGCTGGAAGGACTGGACCGACTACAAGTCCTGCGCCCCCGGCGCCGCCCCGGCCTTCGACGACCAGGTGATCGCCGCGGGGGACGACGTGACGGCGGACTTTCAACTGAGCAAGGTCTACCGCTCGGGCGGGCAGAGCTACCGGCGGCCGATCGCCAAGCCGGTGGCGGGGACGGTCCGCATCGGTCTGGACGGCGATGCGCAGCAGGAGGGGCGCCATTTCGAGGTGGACACGACCACCGGCATCGTCACGTTCGGCCATCCCCCCAATGCGGGGGTGCAGGTGACCGCGGGGTTCGAGTTCGACGTGCCGGTGCGTTTCGACACCGACCGGATCCACACCAGCCTGGCCAGTTTCCAGGCCGGCGACGTGCCCGACGTGCCGATCGTGGAGGTGCGGGTATGACGCAATTGGACGCCGATCTGCGCGCCCACCTGGCGACGGGGGCGACCACCGTCTGCCGGTGCTGGGCCGTGACCCGGACCGACGGCTTGGTCCTTGGGTTCACCGATCACGACGGGCCGCTGTCCTTCGCGGGCATCGAGTTCAAGGCCGATACCGGCCTGAGCGCGCTGGCCGTGCAGCAGACGACCGGGCTGTCGGTGGACAACACCGAGGCCCTGGGCGCGCTGAGTGACGCCGCGATCCGCGAGGCGGATATCGAGGCAGGGCGTTTCGACGGGGCCGAGGTGCGCGCCTGGATCGTCAACTGGCAGGACGTGGGCCAGCGCCACCTGCAGTTCCGGGGCACGATCGGGGAATTGCGCCGCGCCGACGGCGCCTTCGAGGCCGAGCTGCGCGGATTGACCGATCGGCTCAACGTGCCGCTGGGGCGGGTCTACCAGAAGCCCTGCGCCGCCGTGCTGGGGGATGCCGCCTGCGGGGTCGACCTGGACGCGGCGGGCTATCACGCGCGGCGCTTGCCCGAAGCGGTCGAGGACCGCCGCGTCTTCCGTTTCGCGCCGATGCCGGGCTTCGCGCCGGAGTGGTTCCGCCACGGGACACTGCAGGTGCAGGACGGCGCCGCTGCGGGCCTGAGCGGGATCATCAAACGCGACCGCGCCGAGGACGGCGCCCGCGTCATCGAGCTGTGGCATCCGCTGCGCGCGCCCGTGGCGGCCGGCGACGCGGTGCGCCTGCGGGCGGGCTGCGACAAGCGGATGGAGACCTGCCGGCTCAAGTTCGACAACCTGCTGAACTTCCAGGGGTTCCCTGACATCCCCGGCGACGACTGGACGATCACCGATCCCGCCCGGGCCGGCCGACTGGACGGCGGGAGCCGGCGGCGATGAGCGGAACCGGGGAACGGGCGGTGCGCGCCGCGCGCGGCTGGATCGGCACGCCCTACCGCCACCAGGCCTCGTGCCGGGGGGCGGGGGCGGACTGTCTTGGGCTGTTGCGCGGGGTCTGGCGCGAGGTCATGGGCGCCGAACCGCAAGCGGTGCCGGCCTATTCGATGGACTGGTCCGAACCGGCCCGCGACGAGGCGTTGTGGCGGGCCGCCGCGCGCCACTTGGTCGCCAAACCACTGGCGGCCGCCGCGCCCGGTGACGTGCTGTTGTTCCGGATGCGCGCGGGCGCGGTGGCCAAGCATCTGGGGTTGGCGGCCGAAACCGGCGCGCATCCCACTTTCATTCACGCCTACTCGGGCCAGCGCGTGCTGGAAAGCCCGCTGAGCGCGCCCTGGCGGCGGCGCATCGTGGCCCGGTTCGCATTTCCGCAGGAGGGCTAG